TCCCCCGTCATTATTACACTGGACGCCCATGCCTTGGTCTCCATCCCATTGCAACATGTATTGAATATCTGTGTCACCGTCCAAACCGGTAAAGCTTTTTTCAGCCGTTTCACTTGACCAGCTTAACTCCTTCATGTATTCCCAAGAGCCTTGCACTGATTCCTTTGGAACGCGGTATACCATTATATGCCATTTGCAAGAGGCTGAAATGGAACCGGTGAAGGTTATTAAAGTCACCTCGTCTGCTGTGTTAGTCCAATATGCATCAAAGACATATAACCTCGGATCATAACCAGAACTAGAATTACATGATATTTTGCGCTTATCTCCACTCTCTCCCGTAAGGCTTCCCATTGCTAAAGAGTTGCGTGATGATTGATTTCGTGCAAGTGATGCAATATTGAAATATGATAGACTCGTTGACACTGTCGCTGACGCTGTAGAGGTAACGCCACTCATTAAATAACGGTCATAATTTGAGCCAGTATCAGCGTTTAAAGTTACCTGTAAGCCACCACTTGCAGTACTCGCAGAATCACAAAAAATTATAAAATGATAGTCGTACAAATCCCCTTGTAAATTAGAAACCGTGTACGGGCTTGTATTAAGATTATATGAGCTTTCGTCTAACTCGGCTATTAATTCAGCGCCAATCATTTAAGCACCTGCAACCATTCTACAATTAGTCGATGTATCACCACTAAAAGTCACAGTCTGACCCGCTGAAACGTATCTATCTGTATATTGTGAATTAATTGTCATGGTACCTGTATTTGAAACCACTACACGCGCAATATAAGCCGATTCATTAACAACCGTAATCACTTGATTGGTCGCACTAAATAAACTCACATCTAACGTAATATCAAAGTCGGCGGTTGTTGCTGATCCTACAATTATGCCCGTGTTAACATCTCCGGACCCTACAGTATAAGAGGTTGTCTTATCACTTGAATCGGTAGCAGTTGGGAAGTTTCCAGAGCCTCCTAATGCTTCAATGGCTTGTTTAATCCTAAGAGGATTCCACCTGACCACAGTGGTTGATACTCCCGCCTCTGCTGTAGTCTGATCGACTAGTCCTACCTCTGCATTATAGGCTGTCTCAATCTCTTCGTTCGTCTGATCTCCTGTAGCTCCTGCCTCAATACCGTTAAGTTTGGTAAATAGAACATCTGTGAAAGCATTTACTTCTAGCTCGTAGGCAGCCTTGATCTCTGCGCCAGTTTGGTCTGCAGTTGCACTAGCCTCAATAAGGGCTAGCTTGTCATAAAGTGCGTCTGTGAAAGCTTTAACTTCTGCTTCGTACAGTGCCTTTATCTCTGCTCCATCCTGATCAGCAGTAGCACCTGCCTCTATTGCTGTAAGCTTGGATTGTTCTGAGGTAGTATAGTTCTTATTGTTAGTTCCTCCAACCATATTGTCTTGGTTGAAAGCATCTGCCTCTATAGAACTAGGGTCATAAGTGAAGGCCAGCATATCACCTGCACCTGCTCCTATCTCATTCCAAGTAGCAGTTACTGCGTCAGAAAAGACACAGTCGTATACTTTACCTGAAGCTTGGTCTACCCAACGTGATCCGGCTGTGTAGCCTTCTGTAGCATTGTTCAGGGTAGTTGGAGCCACAGTCGCATTGAAGTTACTGAACGCTAGGAAAGAAGAGCTTGCGAACTCTCCGTTGAACTTGTAGAGTGCGTCGTCGTCTAGCGTGATCGCACCATAAGAACCTTTAGTCCTAGTAGCAGGTATTCTTAGATCCACGAACTCCGTAGTTCCGTCTTTGACGAATGTAACTTGTCCGTCTCCGATCTGAGCGAACTGGCACTGAAAGCCCTGTAATAGGGTGTCAGGACAAGTCACAGTGACTGCAGCGTTAGAAGTGAATCTAAGTAAGAGACCATCATCCCCAACTAACAGTGTGTATGAAGTTGTTGCTATATCTTTAGTTGTTATTGACATACTATCCTCCTATTACGGTATAAGTGTCTGTTCCCTCTGGGAGAATCTCTAGCCAGTCATTAGCTGATACTGTAGCTGATAATCCTGTCAAAGTAGCTGTGCCTGCGAAGCCTATAGCTCCTGCACCTTTCTGAATAAGTTTACAACTGAATGCGTCTTTAAGTCCTGTGTCTACAGTAACTGTAATAGCACCTGCGTTATTGCAGTAGATTATTGACTTATCGTCATTGTCTGTAAGTGTGATCGATGTAGTAAGGTCTGTTCTGTAAGTTACAGATGTGTCTCTCTTTTTCCACACTGCTGCTCCAGTAGAAGCATCTGTGCAGTCATAGATATTTCCTGCTACGTTATCGAACCAAGTAGAGCCTACTGAATAGGATAGTGTCTCGTCGTCATTAACTGTAGGTGCGATGATTGCGTTCTTGTTGATCAGTGACAAGAAAGTTGCTACTGTAAATTCACCATTGAACTTGTATAATGCGTCTGCATCTAAAGTGATCGCACAGTGAGCTCCTGTTCCTCTAAGTACAGGCTCCCTTATGTCTACGAACTGGGTAGTACCTACTTTAATAAAAGTAACTTGACCTGCACCTGCTTGTGTGGCCTCACATGTGAAGCCTTCTAAGATAGTGTCAGGACAAGATACTGTGACTGCTGTGGCTGCTGAGAACCTTAAGAGTAGGCCATCGTCGGAGTCTAGCAGTGTGTATGAAGTGTCTGGTATATTTTTGACTGTAATGGCCATTGTTTACTCCTAGTCCAAGTTGAAGTTAATAGATCCGATAGGGAAGGTCATTATTTCGCCTATTCCTATTGTCTTTGGATTTACTAAAACTTCATTTATTAATTGATTTCCTGCTAACTCTGAGTCGAATATTGCACAATGTGTTACTGTTCCCCAAGACTCTGCTGACTCAGGGAAAGAAATAGCATTTGTGTTAGACAGGTCGCTACTTACTCTAGTTAAGGTTACAGGTTGTCTTGCGTAACTAAAGCCTGATACTTCTGTGCCTGAGTTATCGTCTGTAGGGTCAGAGGTAAATAGTGCAATCCAAGATGGAGATAGTGTTAATAATGCATCTAGTAAGATTTCTTCTGCGAAATTTGATAGTCCAGCCATGTGGTTATTCCTTTATGTTGATACTAATCTAGTTATTGTTATATTGGAAGGTAGAATTCGTGCTTTCTGGAATTCTTCGATATTTATATCGTTAGTCAGGGGGTTAGGGGCTACTTCCTCAGAGTCTATAGTTATCTCTAAGTTAGCTACTCCTGCTACAGTAAAGCATGGAGTGTTCAATCTGTCGCTTAGTGCATCTTTTCCTAACGTGTACTCTATGTCAGCAAAGTCTAATATAGCTGATGCTAATCTGGACTCCCCGTCAGCAGGGAAAATTTCTTCGTCGTAGATCCTATACTTAATATCTACAGAAACGTCCACTATGTCTGGTCTTGAGAATCTTATCTGATGCTGGTTGCCTATATAGTCCTGATAGAAAGCCATTAATAATCCGAAAGAGTCTGTTCCTGCTGATTTAGTCAGAGCTATGGTTTCTATGATGGCGTTTTCATCGCCCCCTTCTACTACACACTCTATGGAGTGAGGTGGTCTTTTATATATGCCGTCTCCCCTAGGCTGGTAATTATGGGTAGGGTTAGTTATAACTCTGGCTACAGTGACTCCGTCTATTTGTTCTAGAGAAGCTCTGATAGCAATGGCAGTTCCATTTCCCCCAACTGATAATGTATTGTTCCTACGGGCTCTAAGTAACTCGTCTGACTCTATTTCGTCTGTGCCTGTAGTAATGGCAGTAGGGTTAGTTACTGTAGTAATACCTGCTAGATCTACTACCTGTTCAGTTAATGTGCCTACAGGTGCTGCTATTGCTCCTGTGTCTTCTGCTATTACTTGAGCTCTGGCTTCTCCTGAAGGGCTTATAGATGTAGCTTCTCTTACTAGGAATACTCTGTTACTGTCTCCAGCCACATGTAGTTTGAATCCCTTTGGAATCTCTGTACCTACATCTCCTGTAAAGTCAACTATTCCTGAAGAGTAAGTCTTATTCTTTCTGACAAGACCGCCTAGTAATGCCAGATTTTCGAGCATTCTTCCTTCAGCAGTATTGGCATTCAAGTTGGAATATAGTTCTTGTAGATCTTCGTAAACCTTAATTACTTCTAGAGAAGTCACTCCAATAAAGTGACCGAGAGCTGAGTTAGCTGATGTATCTATTAATGGCCCGAAAAGATTTCGTGCGCTTTCTGACATTCCCTCGACCAACTCTATGATGTCCGGAGTGTCATATCCTGTGTTTGTTAATGGCATGTGTTCTCCTTAATTGAGTAGATCTTGGAACCCGAATGAGAGTGTCTCTCCTTCTGTAGTCCTTACGTCGAATCTTACTTCATATGTTCTTCTTTGAGAGTCCAAAGAACTAGTCCAGTTCTCTATTGTTCTTATCTCTGGCGTTTCTAGAACCACTCGTCTAATTTCCGCATCTGCTGCAAATTTCTCCACGCCTTTCTTAAGTATAATCTCGAACCATTTAGTTCCTTGAGATCTATCTAAAATCCATTCTCTAAAGAAGAACCTGAGTCGTATCTTGAGTCTCTGGGCTATGGACTCGGAGCCTTCTTCAGATATACTCAGAGCGTTGTCGGTGACCACCAAGTCACCTGTCTGAGGATCTAATAATAAATCAGCCATGAGGCCTCCTTTATGATGGATTTACAGGTGAATTACCTGTTTGTGAGTGTTTGTGAGTAAGCAGTGATACTTTTCCAGAATCTGCGTACACATTAAGTCCTGCAGTTATATTTCCTAGTACACTTAGGTTACCAGTCACATTAACTAATGGAGTTACCATATTAACAGTAGTGGGTGCTGTTACAGTAACATTGCCTGACACATCCATTAAGGTAGTGCAACTTCCATTAGTGGTAAGTATATTTCCTGCGGGGTCCATGTTAGTACTGGCTACGAGATTGTTTGCTCGTATGTTGCCTATCTCTTGCATTGTTAGAGAGCAAGTAGTGTTCTTTAATTCAATATCCCCACCGTTCTCTAGTGTGCCAGTGGCCTTGAGTGTCTTTATTTCTATATCGCCATTCTGCTTCAATCTTATATGATTGTACTTGTCAGCGTTCTCGTCGTCCTCTCTGTTATTGAATATCCAGACATCATAATCGGAAGGTATAGTTCCGTCAAACGAGCCAAAGCCAGTATAGGCCACACAATCAGTTAAGTCGTGTAATCTGGCTGTGTCTGTAAATGTGTAAGGATCTCCTTCAGGAGGAGTAAGTCCAGAGGTGTCTACAGTGAATAGTAGTCTCTGAATGTCTCTGTCTTGAATATGTAGTACTACCTTATCTCCTACCCGTACAGGTAACTTAATTCCTGAAAAAGCTGTGGCAGGAGTTATTATAGGCACGTTCTCTATAGAAGGGAAAGGTAACTGGGACCCGTCTCTGTATCTCATCTTTATAAGACACTTAACGGTAGCCTTACATGTGGTACTGTCGTATTCTTGTATAACTGCTGGTAGACTAGACCACAATTGTGATGCTTCCATGTTCCTCTCCTTTATCATTAATTACCAACTACCTGAAGCTCCTGCTCCTCTGAAGCTTCCTCCAGTACTACCGAAATCACTTCCTGATTTACTCTTTACTGGATCTTTGTAGATTCTTACAACATCCATCGCAGTACTTCCTATAGGGGCTTTAGTTAGGTAGTCTTCTGACACTGATCCTACTATCTCTGTATACCAGACGTTTCCTCTGTACTTTCCCTTGTGACTAACTTCCGTCACTCTAAGTACTGTAGGAACTTCTGATATTCTTCCTCCGTCTTCCCTAATGTGAGAAGCTACTATTATAGAGTTTATATTTACTGTAGGCTCCAGTAACATGGTAATTGCAAACAGCTTCTTAGCATTAGCTGTGTTGGTAGGGACTAGCATGTTCTCTAGTATTCTTCTAGGAGGGTTTATCATATTCTCTCCAAGAGAAGCTTTGATAGCATTCACATTCTTTATAGTCCCACCCTCTCTAACAAGCCTTATTGAATCATTCACTGTAATTGCTTTTATATTGAAAGTTTTTAACAGTTTCTGTAACTCATCCATGAGAGTGCCTGTTATAGTCAGAGATCCATAAGCAAGATCGGTGAGGACTACCCTCCCTTCCATACCTTTAACTATCAGTGTGTCTTTTGTGTTCTCTTCGTCTACTAATCTTACCAAGTCGGACAAAGCCCCATTTATAGACAGGTTAGGTAGGGATGTTTGCATCACATTTAACATTCTTCTAATTCTGGCTTCGTGAGTCTCTCCGGAAGGTAATGTTTCCATTACAGGTTTTACGTCTGTTCTGGTAGACATTACTTTTAACTTAAGTACATGACTTCCTGCTCCTGCTTCTACCTTTCCTTCTCTCACGTCTCCTGAAAATATCTGAGAGACTCCAGTATCCTTATGGCCAACAGATAACCAACACTTAACTCCTAACTTCATGATCTTGGATATACTTGTTTCTCCTAATCCGTGAATGGATAGAGACATCGTTCCTTGACTATTACTTTTGGAGTCATAAGACACAGAGAAATCTATGTCGAGAGGATCTTGTTGGTCAAACGAACTTATCTCTAGCCTCTCGTCTGGGCTGGAGAACACTAGTTCGTACTCCCTGATCCATTTATTAGTTCCTGCTGGCATGTACTCTCCTTATAGTTTTCCCTGCTTCGCTAGTATGCGTAACATTCCTGAGTTTATACTAAGTCGTGCGTCCTTTGTTGCTGTTTCCTTGTCAGAAAGCTTAGTAGCGTAGGATCTATACACGTCTTCTAGTATTGTCTCTTTGGCTGTCTTATTGTTAGTAACTACTCTAGAGTACTTCCTTATTTTAGGCCCTTGTCCTTCTGAGTCTCTTTTCTTTAAGAGGTCTTCCCATAACTGTAATAAGTCTTTGTATACAGTATCACTCTTGTCTATTACTACAGGCTCTTGTCGGCCTTTGTCTTTATTCTCGTTGGCCACTTCTGTCTCTTTCTCGTCCACAACTAATTCTTTAGTAACAGTAGATGCTACTAATTGTTCTGAGAAAGAAAGACTTACCCAATAGCCTCCCCTCTGAGGACCGTTTCTGAGGGCGTTATTGAAGCTAGTAAGAACCATATTGTCGTATACCTCAAACATAGAGACAACCGTACATAAAATACTCTCTTTGTCTAATTCTGTAAGGAACTCCCTTGCCTGAGTTATAGTACTGTTCTGGTCTTCCATTGTGTAGTTGTTGGTAAGAGAGTTGTTAGAATTTTTCAACTGTTTATCTCTTATCAAAGATACTTCATCCCGCTCTCTATCTATTGTTTGAGTGGCCATGATTACCCAAAAAGGGCTTATAGCTTTTGCCTCTTCAAAGTCACGGGGACGAACTTCTTTCTTATCTAGTATCTTCTGGACCACTTCACTAACAAGATTATAATCATTTGTAGTTTTAAATATCTCGTTATTGGTGTCCTCTTGGAACTGTTGTTCTAGCTTAGTTCTTATGGCCTGTTGTTGCTTATCTGTACTGGTCTTGAACTGAGGTGTAGGTTCTTCTTTTATAGCAGTAGTCCAATTGTCGGATATCATTCCGACAATCTGTATCTTAACTCCCTCTCTAAACCTATGATCAGCCATTCCCTTATCGAGATGTTCTACAGGGTGTTGGGGTGTTTTAGAGGCCCTTACATGAGTCATGGACTCTACTGTATCAAACACTAGTAGTTGTCCCTCAAAATTTCCATAAGAAGGCGTTATGTATATCTTAGATGCCACTTTGGCCTCCTTACTTGTTAATTAGGGTCTAGCGTTCGTGAACTTTTTATTCACTTCCTGACCTGTAACTGGATCGTTTACTTCTATGTAGTTGTGTACAACATTAGTACTGTGGTCTGAGGCAAAGCCTTCGCCTCTGGCTACTCTAGCTTTTCTGTTCTGCTCCATTACAGCAGTAAACTTGTCTGCCTCGTCGTGCTTTCCTAGCCTACGTAAGTTAGCTAGTCTAGTCTGGTGGTGCTTCATAGTCTCTGACTCTGACTTCCTGCCTTCTAGTTCTGCCTTCTTTCGTCCGAATAAGTCAAGAGCGTCTATAAGGCCGTGTACTGCCTTATTTATCCAGCCTATCTTCATAAGAAGCTTTCCTATTCCCCATCCTACAGCAAATGCAGCAGCTAGTTTTCCCAGTACTAATAGTATTCCTGTTAGTCCTGTTGCTCCTAATGCTCCTGCTAGAGTTCCTATCAGGGGAAGTAAAACGCCTACTCCTGCAACTAGTTTACCTATCCCTGCGAACAGTAACGCAACTCCTGTAGTTATAGCTACAATTGCTGCTCCCCAAGCTATGAATTTTTGGACTGTCTCGTTGGCTATGAATCCTACGAATTTCTGTATGAGAGGCAGTAGCTCAGATAGCATAGTGGCTAGAGACATGCCTATCTTAAACATTGATTTCAAGGCTACTATCAGTGTCTTTATTGCGTCTTTAGCTTTCTCAGGATTGTTCTTGAAGTCGTCGAATATGTCTGCAATGAAGAATAGTGCATCTTGAAAAGCTTCAGACAACTCGTCTAGAACAGGGTTCATGATAGACATTAGAGAGTTTGATATGTTTTCAAATACAGGAGTTATTCCTTTAAGGAAGGGAGCTAACTTAGATCCGAACTTTCCGAAAAACTCTCTAGTTACAGTATCTATAGAGGTGGTCATATCCTTAAAGAATACAGAGAAGCTCATGGCTCCTTTTTGTGCTTCTTTGGAGATAGCTGAGATTCTTTTGTTCTTTGCTATGATCTGGTCGTATGACATTCCCAAAACGTTCATCTTCTGAGCAATGCCTGTAAGCATTCTATTACCTTCTTGTCCGAAGATCTTATCGAAGGCACTGGCAGCTTCTGGGGAGAATACTCCATCCTTCATCATCCTAGCACCAGCATTCATGATCCTAGCCAGTTGTTTCTCTGGCTTAAGCTTCTGTAGTTCGGCTGATGCTATACCTAGAGAAGAAAGACCTTCTTGTAGATTTAGTTCGACAAATCCTCCAGCCTCTCCTCCTAGCTTATTATTTAACTCTTCTACCAGCGAGTTGACGTGTTCAAATGTAAAGCCAAGAGCTTTGGCTTCCATCTCTAGAGCTCTCATGTCATTGAACGCAAAACCTGTGGCTTTTGATAGGAGCATCATTTCAGTGGTAGATGCATTTATCTTGCCTGCCAAGAACGTAAATGCTGTGAAGAATCCTGTAGGTACTACTAGTAGTTTGGCTATGCCAGACAACGCGAAAGATAATAATCCTATACCTACTCGAACTTGAGCTATCTTATCAGACCAAAATCCAAATACTTTGGCGGTCCTCTTGGCTCCCTTTTCTTGCTTCTTCTGGTTCTTTATTGCCTGTTCTTGTCCATTGATGTACTTCTTCTGGGTAATGTTCTGTACCTTAAGGCCCTTACCCATAGTCCCGAAATTCTTCTTAGCAGCTTTACCTAGATCTCCTAATTGTTCTACAATATGCTCTAGTGTGTCTGCTATTTCTTCTAATTGCGCTTGGAACTTATTTAGTACCTTAGTGGGTACTTTAACGGTTATCGGGGCCGTTAGGGATGCTACTTGGATGTTCTGTGACATTTAAGGCCTCCGTTGGTTATACTATTAATGGCTTATCCAGTCTGTACAGGAATATAGTAAGGTCAGAGTACACTGTGTACTCTCTGGTTGCTGGGAACCTGCTGTCACTTCTAGGCAGATAATACAGAGTGTATGAATTACTGCTAAGTATACTCCTAGAAGTACTACCTTTTCCTACTAGAACGAAAATACCTTGAGGCCCTTCTTCTTCTAAGAAAGGTAAAGTTATGGGAGCCCCTTGGACTAACTTAGCTCCCTCTATGAGAGGGTTTGAGTCTATGTCGTAGATGCTCATGTAGAATCGTTGGAATTTAGACACCCATTTGAGTGTTATAGTGTACTCCCTTCCGTCCCCGTCGAGTTCTACAATTTGGGAGGAAATAGGGTCTTTTGGTATGGATATCTTAATCAAAGTCCACTCCTTAATGTTGTGAGGCTCTGCTTTCTGCTTGTGCCTTCAGTTCGTCTCTCCTTCCTAACTCGTCTACAACGTCAAGAACTTCTATCATACTGATAGCTTCTTCCCAAGACCATTCGTATGCTATCTCTATGTAAGTTCCTAACTTGGCCTTACACAGTCTTAGTATTTGGGGATAGGTCCCGTTAATAGCCTTAACTGCTATCTCTAGATCATCCTCTTCTTCTGGTGACTGCTGTGCGTCTGACTTCAAGTCCCAGAAGTCTTCCATTCCTAGATCTGCTATCTGAGACTTGAGTTCCTCTTCTGAGGATTTTAGCTTGTTTCTTCGGTTGCCTTTTCCATCAAGGACTTCTTCATTGGCACTTTCTTTATTCTCTTCGGGGTCGGTAACTCTTGGGCTGTATCTTCCCCTTTTCCGAAAAAATCTGGAAAATTATACTGGAATACTTGCCATATTACCTGAAGACACTCGGACACACTGTCAAAGTTGTTAGGATCTAGGATGGAGTATTCTGCTGTATCTTCGTCGTAGAATTCAGTCTGGTACAATAGATCTTTGCAGACATTTGTTATTAACTTCTTATCTAGGTTGGAGAACATTTTTGATATGTCTGTCACATCTACTTCTTGATCTTCCTGTCCCTCTTCTTTGCCTGTATTGAAGTCGTCTACCAGAGAGATTATGGTAGGTAAGTATGTAAGCATTACTTCATTTGCCTCTAGAAAACCTAGAGCTGTGCTTCTAAATTTAGATCCTTCAATCTCAAAAATTAAAGGCTTTCTTTGTGTTCTCTTTTTCATCTTTTCCATTCCTTTAAAAAATAGGCCCCATTTCTGGGGCCGTTAGTCTTAGATACCGTCTACGATACCTTCGATGAAGCCTTTTCCTGCGCCTGTAATAGCGTATCGGATTTTGGCAGCGTCGATAACCCATTCTCTCGTAGATATCTCTTTACCGAAAGCAGATTCAGGCATGCCCTCTATCCAACACTCTGTGCCTAGATAGAAAGTTCCTTCACTGTTCTGGTCTCGAATTGCTACGGGGAATGTCAGATTTCCTGTATTGTCGAATACGTCAGCAGATAATAGGCCACTTAGTACTCCATTCGCTCTTGAAGTTTGATTCAAGGTAAATACGAATCTACCAGTATCTGCTACATTGAATGATCTTGCTACTTCTCCATCGACAGAAGTGTACTTTACGAACTTTGCTTCGTCTAGGGATACTGTAAGCATATCTGAGTCTCCGAATCCAGTAATCTGGACTCCTGCTACAGAAATGATCATACGTTTAGGTGAATATGTTGCTGTGCTCATTTAGTTCTCCCTATACGAACAAGTTGATTAGAACTTTAGACTTATGAACAGCACCTGCTAAGTATGCTACTACTTGTAGGTCTGGAGCTGTACGAGCTGCGCGTTGGTTAGAAGGAAGATCTCCTACTAATCCTGCTGTCACAGTATAGCCTGCTTTGACTACTACATTTCCATTAGGGTCAGTGGATTGTACGTATTCTTTGATGAAGTCTCTATCTACATAGATCTCCATGATACTTTCAGCTCCACCAATAAGAACTCCAATACCTTTGTCGGTAAGAGGAATCTTTCTTCCTGCTTTATTAGCTGATGCTATGATTCTAACTAGCTCAATCTGCATGTCAGAAGCCATGTTATCGGAGCCTCTCATAGTGTCGATCCACTCACGAGAAACTACCATTCCTTGGCGAATGTAGTCAATACCTCCAAAGTTGGTGAAGTAATTCCCACCTTTAGCTTCTAGGTTGGTAATGTTAGTTCTAGTAATGTTGTCAGCAATAACGCCTTTAGCAGGAGTAAGATCCCAAGTAGTACGACCAGCTATTGTAGTCATCTTAGCTCCAAGTAGTGCCATTTCGATGAAAGTGTCGTCTGCTGTTGCTGAGTAAGTAAATGCTGTTCTGTCGTAGTTGAATGCGTGTAGTTGTCCTAATAGGTCGTCTGCAGTAGGTGTAGATAGTGCAGGAACGGCTAGAAGGTTGTCTGCGTGACTGTTAGAAGTAAAGTACAACTTAGCTCTAGCTTCCATTTCTGAAGCAATAGCTAGACAGCCTGCTACAGAGTGATCATAGGTAGCTAGTGCGTACCAAGTACAATATACTGATTCAATAGCTGTTAGTGCTGCTGCCCAAGTCTCTTGAGTAGTCCACTCAACACCAAATAATGTCTGAGAAGCTGCGACTGTAGTGTCGTTGTCTTCAGTGATAGTGAGAACAGTGGCTCCCAGTGTTCCTGAGATAACGCCAGTTACATCTGTGTCTGCGTCTACAAGTAATTGTAGTGCGGTTAAGATGTCCTCTATCGCTTGTGGCTTGTCGTTCTCTGATGTTGCTGAGGCTGAATGAGTATATACTGTTCCACCTACTACAATTGAGTAGTCTTGAGAATTTACTACCTGATTCTCAGTCATAGTAATTTCTACTTCTGATCCGTCTCTACGACCAATAGCCAATTGAGAAGGCTTAGGGCTTTGGGAAAAATAAGTTAAAGCAGCTTGATAAGTGGGAGAGTCAGAAGAGAAGCCGTCTGTTACTAGGTCTTGGGCTCTAGAGTACTGTCTGAATCTTTCTGTGAATATTTGTTCGTCTGTGACAAAGAGTGCAGCGTTGAAGTCTACTTGAGTCAAAGGCTGAACATCTCTTGTTACTTGAACGTCTACGATAAGGTCTAGGTTATTTCCTGCCATTTTCGTTCCTTGGTTTATTATATTTTAGATTAGTGAACTATTGTCCACAGATAGGGACTGTCGGGTCTGCTATGAAATCATCTCTAATGTCAGCATCAGACGGGTCTTCTGTAGGAGTAGTGCTTAGTGTTACTGGGGCTTTTTCAACAGGTACAATATCTTCGTCGTAACTGTCACAAGAAGTTCCTAAAGTGATATCGAAAGTTGCTCTTTCTTGATAAGCTGTCTTTATCAGGGGAGTCAAATCCACAACAGATGTTGATCCTCTCCAGACTACATTCACTGTATGCATCTTATCTACCATAGAAGGGTATTCTAGTTTTGTTTGGAAATTCTTAGCGACTGTTATAGCTCCTTTTCCGTAGGTATTAACTCTTACAGTTATATCTACGTCCTGTCGCATCTGCTGTCCATACTCTGTTATAGGGCCTTCCCACAATTGTCCTACGGGGGTAAGATTAACTACCTGTAAGGTAGCATACGCACTTGTGGGACTGTCCTGATCAAACGGAGCTTGTATGATACAATAGTCTTCATCTCCTCCTGATAGTTTAGGTAGGAAAACAGGTACTAAGCTGTCTAAGAATGCTTCTTCGTCTATCATAGTACATCTCCGACTAATTGGGCAATGTATCTATAGTGAGGCAGTGGAGAGAAAGCAGGGTCCCATTCGTCTGTCTTCTGGACTTGGTACTTCTTGTCCTTATACAGTAGGATGTCTTTCTCGTCTAACTCCTCATGGAGGTATAGTGTTTTAAGGTCTGAGACTCTCGCACCTTCTGGTGCTCTTACTAAGTCTTCTCCTAATATAGGTTGCAGATTTCCTGAGAGTGTGATTTCTTCTTCGGATTCTTCGGAATATCTTCCAGTCTTCTTATCTAGAGTACCTTCGGTAATTCGTAGGAAAGTTAAAAGTGATTCTCTTACAAACAAGCTCATTGTTTACCCCTTATTTCCCTGTTAAGACTGCCAGTTGTCCTAACGTCCAGACTGGTGGCTAGTTGGAAAGTATCAATACCTATTAGAGTAGGTTCTAACGACCCTTTAGCTCTCTTCTGCCTAACTGTACTTTCTGTCAATTTATCTGCATTGAATCTTTGCTCGTACAAGTGCATTTGGAGTATTTTTAATAATTTGCTTTTTGTTTCTTTCTTGGAATCTTTCTTCTGAAATGCGTCTCTGGCAAAAGCTCCGACTACCTCTAATATCTTTCTCTTGGTAGCTGATTGGTTAGAGTATACAGAGGAAAGCCACGGTCGGGCTACTTGGTTGTCTGTTCCGTATTCCAGCATAAGGCCTTTAGTAGCAGCCTTTGTGTTGAAAAGTCCTAACTTGAAGGTAATTCCTTTAGTCTTCCCTGTTCCGAATATTCCTGCAAACTTTCTAAGTCCTGAGACATCTAATCTTACATGTCTTAATTTCTTTTTACTACCACCCTTAGTCCGTCTAAGCTTTCTGGCCATTATACCAGAGCCTCTACGACGAGCCACTATGATAGTCCTGTGTCGTCTCCGAACAAGAGTTTTGATACTCCCTTGTCCTTCAGTTTAACACCGTCTTGGTAAATTTCTGTATCGTTGTCTACAGTATCCCTGTCCTCATTGAAGACTCCAGTTAGTCCGGCCATTATAGGAACGTGTCTACTGATAGAATTCATTAGGTCATCTCTCAACTTTTTGAGATTGTCCAAAATCTGAGACTGTGCTTCTGATACTTGCCCTGTCTCTTTGTCCACGAGACTTGCTGCGTGAGCTATCTGAGAGTTAAGTATGTCTAAACACGTCTGAGTCTGGTCGTTGGTATTTTGTTCTAAGAAGTAAGCTATTTCTTCGTCCTGTACTACCACTGCAGAGTATTGGCTAGTTTGTCCTAGCTTTAGTCGTATCTGGTATATAGGGTCTGTAGCTAACTTTGTTGGGTCGTAAGAAAATGACATAATGACTCCTATGTTGAAGAGCCCTCCCGAAAGAGGGCTCGTGCGGTTAGGCTACACAGTTCTTGAAGTAGAATCCAAGATTAGGTGCGATGATTTCATTCTTGTAAGCAAAGTAACCGTCAATGTAATGAGTGAAGTTAACTTCGTCGAAACGAGATCTGATCATCAAGTTTGGAGTATCAATTCCACCAGCCATACTTAGAGCTGAGTCAGAACCAGATAGTGCCTTAGTCAAACCGTCATGCTTGAAACAAGCAGCAGCAGTACGTGCATACTTACTGAAAGAAGCTTCGTTGTACATAAGAAGACAAGACTTCTCCAGTACCCACTTCATACCATTACCCAACGCACCATCAGTAGCGAAAGTAGGAGTAGAAGTCTGGCCGAAGTTGTGATCTTGAACAGCTCTGTTAGCAAGTGCAATAGAAGCGATGTCTTGGTAAGCCATTTCTACTACAACGATGTTGTCTGTAGAGATCTCAAGATGCTGAGAAAGAATAGCTTTAACTTGACTTTCGCCACCATTGATGCTAAGAGTGTTAGCTGCCCACTGGTTGACATTGTCGTTGTCTCTAATAACGTCCATTACTTCACGAGGAATTAATAGCTTATTAGGGCGAATGCCTGTGTCCAACTGGATAGTACGGATAGCTTCTAGGAAGATCTTAATAGGATCAGAGGCAGTCTCGTTGAACTGTAGGAACTGAGCTGGGTTAGTTCCACCGATAACTTCTTGCTTATCACCTAAGATAACTTCTCCACCACCTGTAGAAACAATAGTAGATACGCCTTCAGCTTGGAAGCCCCAAACATCGTCTACTAGGAAAGTATTAGCGAAGTCTAGTTCAGTGTCAACTACGAAGTTGTTGCCTAAGAAAGAAGCAGCATCAAGTAGTGGAGATAGTGAATCAGATGCTTCAACGATCTCGTCTACAGTTACCGCAACTGATAGGTGCTTAGATGGGATAGTAAATGTTGCAGTGTCTGCAGCATACTTAGCGACAGGAGGAACTGATCCTGCTGTACGAGAAGCAACTTGTGTAGACATGAAGTATTGCTTGTCATATCTCCAGTAGAGACCTGTGTTTAGCATGCTTGATTTAGAAGGAACTAGGTTAGCAGAGTAAGTGTTAGCCTTAAGCTCCCAAGCAGCTAGTGATGTGTCACGGATTTCTTGGAGGATGTTGTTATTTGTATGGTCGATAACGGGCATGTTTTGTCCTTTGTGTGTTTACTTGGAAGCTTTTAATTCTGCTTCGATTTCTAGTCTGGCTTGCTTAGAAGCAACGTGTGGTCTAAGACCTTTTTCTTTGATAAGTTCTGCACGACGCTTCAAGATCATACCTGACTTATCTAGCTTCTCGCCATCATCTCCGCTTTCGCCCTTGTTTTTAAGGAGCTCAACATTGCTTTCAATGTTCTGGAGTTTCTCTAGCTGTTTAACTAATTCTGTGTACTCTTCTTCTTCTAAAGCATCTTTACACTTAACTAGAACTGTTGCGAACTTTTCAGCATCGTCAGCTTTGAGGTCTTTAGACTTCTCAACTAACTCACTTCTTTCTTTAGCCTTATTAGCTTTTTCAACTTCTTCTAGTTTAGCGTCTAAATCAGCTTTAGCTTTTTCAACTTCTTCTAGTTTAGTAGCCTGATCAGCTTTAGCTTTTTCGACTTCTTCTAGTCTAGTAGCGTCATCAGCTAGTTTCTTCTCTAGTTCTGCTACTTTAGCTTCTGATGCAGCTTGGGCTTTTAGAATTTCTTCTAGTTTATTTTCATCAAGGGACATATAGTCTTCCTTTTTGTTATGTGGTTTCTCTGCCGGAGCAGTGGTTTCTCTGCGCTTGAGGACAAGCGTCTCGTCATGCTCTATAGCACCGTGGTCTACAAGTGCTACATGGCATTTCTTCTGACTAAAGTCCAGATTAGTTAATCTGCGCTTTGCCTTTCTTTCGTCAGACATTATATGTCCTCCGTTTCAGCTAGAGCTCCGATAGAGAATCCATTAAATTCTCCACGCTTGACAGCATCTAGTAGTTTTGTAGATTTACACTTAAGTGTGAGCATCCAAGTTCCTTCGGGTAGCTCTGTACCGTTGAATTCTGTATTCTTCTGTAACACGTAACACTCAGTAAATTCAGCACTATCTGGGCTCAATTGAAACTCATGTTGTAGGTTAGGTTGCATACAGTTCTTAGAAAAGTTCCTGCAGGCCTTGAATATTTCTTCTTTGGATATGACATCACCGTGAGCATCTACGTAAGGTTCTGGTATTAGAGCAGGAGCTGTTATCTCCATACGTCCGTAGTCAGCCTTGGCTATGAATTCTATATTCATTGTAGTCCTTCTGGTTGATCTTCTTCTTCTATCTCTTCTGGCTCTTCCCTAAGTAGTGTAGCAGTAGCTAATGCTCCTAGTAGGAAGCTCCTATTGAACAATTGAGACTTTGGGATTGTTGGTTGTCTGGGGGAAGCAGAAGGCCTTCTAGTAGCCTGTCTGTATCTGTTTAGTAGTAACGCAGGAGCACTTGCTTCTGCAGGAGTGATAGGGGGTGTAGAGGGTCTAGTAGGTCGAGTACTAGTGCTTACTACTCTGTTAGTTGTCTGAGTACTGATCGCAGTACTTGTTCCTGCACCTAACGAAACTGAACCTGTGTTCAGGCCCATACGTGATAAGGCATTTCTTATCTTATGTTTGTGCTTCTTATGTACAACAGATCCCAATTCTACTGGGGCAGCATATCTTAGGGAGTTACTTACTAATAAGTAGTCGCCTGATAATCTTACTCTCCAGCTTTTCCTGTAAGCACCTGTATCTACTGCAGATGCGCCTTTGGCAACTTTAAGTGCCTTAGAGGCTATCTTGTCGTATTCTTCAGGAGCGAACTTTCCTGCAAGGTTGTATCTGTATGTTATCATACCTTACTCCCAGCTTTTATGTCCTCTCCATCGTACTGCATTATACCAGCACTCGCATCTAGTATACCTAACTGGCAATACTAGAATGGCTTTATACCATGACATTTTAGGATTGTTAGATTCGTACTTCATTATACGATACATTAATTTATCTGCCTTCTTGCGAACCTCTTTAGACCTTGGGCCCTTAAACACTCCTTTTCTAGAAAGGTAGTAAAGTGCATCGTGGTATTTAGTGGCTCTTCGCGTCCAAGGAGAATCTATAGTAGGCCCAGAGGCTGACCATTCGAACCCTTCGTAGGTTGTTAGGCTTCCTCCCTTTTCAATCTTTACGTACCCATCGTCGTACCCAAATCCTAAAATGAAGGTCAAGAATGTTTCGTCTTCTAGGGACTTAAAGCAACTAGGAAGTTCTCTGTAAGTATCGTGGAAACTCATGATTATATTCCTATACTTGGTTTTACATTGGTTAAAGTGTCCAAGCCCTCTTGTATTTGAGAAATTGGGTGTATATGCTGAGGGAGTATAACAAACTCATCTCCAGAACTTGGTGCCTGTGTCCACTCTTCTTCGAAAGTAAACGTACCACTTGAATAGTTTAGGATAGGTCTGGCTTCACCGTTAATTGATCCAGATACCAATACCAGTAGTTCGCTATCAAAAGCACCTTCAGTATATCCTGTTAAGTTTGTACTAAAACTAGATATAGTTGGAGTACCTGTAACCTCTCCTTCTATGGCTCTGTTAGCTTTTCTTAGTAAATCCATAAGCTTGCCAAATGTGCCGGCCGTGGTGTGTTGGCTGTATGACTCATCCCAATTTCTATCAACTATGTCGTCCTTATCTGCATTTGTTAATGAATAGTTGGTTTTATCATTGTTAGTCGCAACAATAACTTGGTCAGTTGCGTTGTTAAATGTGCTGAAACCCGTTGCAGTAAGCCAATCGCCTTGATTTTGCTGTAATTCATCTGTATCGGCCAAAATGCTTGTTAGATTAGATTGTATAGTTTCGCTTGATGCTATAGTAACCGGAGACCTCCACTCTACATCTATTCCGCCTCCTCCGCTAGTTGAACTAACTACAGGACGTGCTCCATCTGCTCTATATAATCTACGATTATCAGTTTGTGAAATATTAGTAGCGGTTACATTATCTAAATAGATATTTACAACAGTGTTATTGATTCTAAAATTAGCTTCATCTACTGCCGTTACACCGCCAAAAAATTCTGCTACCCCTTGGTTAGTAGTTAGGTTATACGCCCACCAAGCGTAAAACTCCGCTAAGGTAAAGTCGCTAGCCACTGAAATATCTACTTCATCGTTAATATAATCAGCTGTAAATTTAGTAATAGTAGAACCGTCTAGGGCTAGAGTATTATAAGCTGTATCATCGTCTTGAGTAGTCAAGAAAGATAAACCTGTAATACCTATTATACCAGTTGCCAAAGCTTCACTTTTTGCGCTCGTGCCTGACGTATATGTTGCGCGTAGTCTAATAGTATCACCGTCATCAACAGATGCACTTAGCAAGTTAACAGATGTTGAGTACCCTGAACCGCCAGAAACAACGCTGTTGTCCAGCTCCGCAGCTTTAGTAACGTTATATACTTGGACTCTTGAACCGTCTATAATGTTAGGTGCAGTAATATTAACTGATTGCTCTAAGGTTATATTTGGCCCTGTGTTGGTTGTGACAGTTGTTCCGTTAGTTAAACTTAATGTGATAGCTCCACCGCTTGAGTTTGTTACTTCGCTTATTGTACACCCATCAAGTGTATAAGTTCCTGCTGTATCAAAGTCCAAAACACCATTTACAGTAACATTCGTTAGTGTTGTCCCTGATCCACTCTGGTAATTTACGTCACAATCAAAAGTCCCTCCACTTAATAATGTACCATTTTGTGTTGTTACAGATCCTGTTGTAGCTGTTGCTCCTCCTGTATACGTTGAGGCTTTTATTGTTACTTGAGGATCTGAGTAAGCGAACACTGAGCTAGCAGTAGCGTCTATTACAAGTGTCTTGTTAGTTAGTTCTATTTGATTACCTGAACGAGTTACAATAAAATCAAGGTAAGTCCCTAAATTATCTTCTAAGTGTGAAGCTGCTCGGTCATAAAATTTTTCAGGCGTATCAATTTCCGTGTACGCATCGACAATCGCTTTGTTTGACTCTGTGATATTAGCGTCTGGCAATAAAGATATATTTAACTCTAAATCTTCTAATCCGTTCAAATTGTAATCATTTGATTGTATTAAGTAGCCGTATTTGTAACTAGATGCGGTAAAAATTCCACCATCGTCTGCATTTTTATCAAATCGTATAACCTCTAAATCATTGCCATCGGTTGTAAGTAAATACCATACCTTAAGAATTTGATTGTGAGTTGATGATTTGCCATTAGCTGCCGTTGTTAATGTTGTATCGGATACTGCCGTAAAATCCCAT